GCATAAAATAAAAATAATCATATGCCGGCAAATAGGAATAAATAGGCCTAATGCTCGGCGTAACTAAATTCACTTCAGCCAATGAACCTGAATGTCACTGCATTCGAGGTCTGCATGGTTAAATTGACTAATTGATTGAACGGTTTTAAGTTCACCGTAAACTAAATAAATAAATAAAATAAAATATAAATTAAAATGCTTGTTTAGATGCCCCCAAGCGCAGGGGATGGTTTTCAGGTTAACCACTAACCTATTGCTAGTTAATATCGTGCGTTAGCAATGCCCCACGCTCGTTATAAGGTGCGAGTCACCTATCTGTGGGTATTCGGCCACAATCGCCCTGATCTACGAGCAAGTTGTGGGAATCCCATAAACAACCCCAATCGAGTCTCATCTGCAAAAGACGCGTCCCAGAATAGCGTAACGATCTTATCGATAGCAACCGTACGAGAGCCAAAATCCAAGCCGACAACCTGGTTGAATTGCACAAGCGCATTATGATAATAAGGCGAAACTGTGTCTTCAGCCAGGAAAGTCAGCAATGAATGATAAATGCTCTGAAAAGGTACTTGATATTCTGCGACTTGTTGATCGGAGAATCGCACGAGAGCGGGTTGTCTACTGTCATTGTAGCCGGTTGCTAGACGTGGTCTATAAGTCAGAGGTGTCCCTCCGGCAGGTATAGCAGTGTCATCAAAGGGAGGCTGATAAAGGGTAGTAACATACCCAGTCAGTCTTCCTATAGTATCTGCATCAGTAGAGGTCTGTTGAAATAGAACTTTAAGTTTCCAATTCATCGGGCCTCGAAAGAGACGGTAACTATTAAATAACACTCCCAACATACCAGGGAAATACCTCGGGTTAAAAACAATCTCGCTAGCGTAATTCTCAATGTCATGTGCAGTAAACTCATACTTTTCAATATGCGTGTAACGTTTACACATTTCGCGCAAATTGGTATAAGTTTCTCCAAAATGTGACATTCGAGGATCTCGCGTATAAGCTTGACCGGCTCCCAATTCTGCTACTCCATTGTCCGTTTTATCATCCGTGTTCAAATCTCCAGATTCCTTCACTGCTTCATGCAATGCTCGGCGTTTGGCTTCCTTTCTCTCATCTCTCGTCGCGGCACTAGCGACTGCAAATCGCATGCCGTATAACGTAAGTTGATGAAATTCAAAGTCGTCTCCCGCTAGAACAAAAACATTAACATCAATATTGTTTGCAACATTATTGGGATTTTTCAGGGGAACGCTAACGCGCACCGTGAAACATCCTGTGATGTAGTCCAGAGCTCTTACAGTGGTCACTGACGGTGTCTCTCCGAGAGGCTCTCCATTCCAAACCCGCTTCCACGGGGTATCAGAGTGGAAAGGCACTCGGACTTCAACCGTATTGTTCGTATTACGTATTGTCTGTGAGTTGACATACTGCGACATTGCTGTCGCGTAGTCAACTGGGGGGGTGAGCTGTCCGACGTGGTTGCAAAAGTCTATTCTTCCTTCATGAAAAGCTGTTCCAATAAATTGGAAGATAAAGACTATGCTGCCTCGCCAGAGGGTGAACATATTGGCTAAAAAGCCAAGTATGGTCGCGTCGAAGGTTGCGCCTGGCAACGACGCCTCTGCTAAAGGATTTATCAGATGCGCCGGTGAGACGGGTGTTTGAAACAGCACATCTCCGACGTTTGCTGTCGCTGCCCAATTAAACTGAGTATAATATACTGGTTTCTTGAGCAGATACTTGATATCCATTTCGTCTTGCTCGCTGCCGAATTGATCGTCAGTCAAGTTTTGAGCAGACGGTTCTAATGTCATCCGTTCGAGTTTCTCGATACCGCGCGAAGATGACATATATTGCGCGTCTTTGTGGACAAGCGGCTCCGGGTATTCGGTCACCGCTGGCTTATCCAGCAGGACTCCTGCTACAGCTCCTGTGATCTCTTGCGGGATCAGGGAGTTGATGAGGGTGTCCACTTCCTTTCCTGCTGTACGGCCGAGATTTCCTCCGATTGACTCGAAAGTTCCCGACTCCTTCTCTGCTTCCTCGCGTTCGATGAGCTTAAATCCGAGACGTTTGGCTTTGCTTTGCAGCAGTGCCTTCTCGAAAGAAATCCCACCCTCACGGGGCACCCTGAAGTGTGAGTCCTCGAATGATACGAAGACTTTCACTTCAACAGAGGTGGATGCTCCTGTTGCAGCTTGGAGCTTATTAAGCACTTGAAAGTGCAATTGACCGAGGCTATCGCCGAACACGAGATCGAGAAAGCCCTTGTGAAACACAAAGGGGATCTCGAAATCGAGAACGGTGCCATTCGCCGGGTCAAGAAACCCATGCTGCAACTGCGTCGCCCTTATTGGACCGCGGACGGCTGCGGTTTGTTCGGTCTTTGGTAGACAAGAGGGCACGAAGTAAACTAGTGCGCGACCTTGATGAAATCGAGATGCGACTAGTTGAAATCGTACCTTTATCTTTTTACAACGCCACCAAACAAAACGTTGGAAGGGTGCTGACGATATGTCGTTCTTCAACAAGTCAGCTGGAACGTCCGTAACGGCTGCTCCTATAGCAAGTTCAGTGCCGACATTGTCGGTCAGGGCCCAAGGGAAGGCGCTAACGAGATTAAATCTCGTCAACATCTTCTGAAGGTCCCAGTCCATCTCGTTCAGATGTGCATCTGCTCGAGAAGCCATGGCTCTGCTTGCTCCGTCTGTGCCCTCTCTCATGACGGTTTGTTGTTGCTCGGCGAGATGCACTCCCATTCGTACTGCTACTTTTGGGGTGGAGTCGTCGAGATCTGCTGGTGCGCCAACTTCTGTGGCTGGCGTAGTACTCGCTAACTGGACGGGTTGTTCAACACGTCCGCTTTCCTTTTCACTTTCTTCACGAACTTCAAGACGGTTCATGAGCTTGTTGATGGCGTGAGTTTTCTCGAATTGTTTAAAACTCATTTCCTGATTTTGATCCATGAAGTCTAAAAAGACATCAAGTTTCTCAGGTACTTTCCTGACCAATTCCATGGCCAGATTAAGTCGCCTTTCACCAAACTCTTGTTCGCGTCGCTTAAAGTTATTGAATTTAGTAATGGTTTCACGTATGATACCATTAATCTGTTTACCATTCCAGTACTTGTATTCACTTTCCTCAGAATGATTATCAGTCAGTGGACAGGATAGCGGTGAATGTTTAGCTAATCCAGAATCCAGTTCCTTAGCGAGTCTAAGATATCCCTTCTCGTTAGAAGCCTCTGCATACAGGGATGCGAATGGGGAGGCTGTTATCTCCTTGCCGTTAAGCTCAGCGAAAGTTTTAGCGATACGCCATCTAGATGTATCATAGTCGGCGCTCATTCGCTTAACTTTCATCTGAAGTTGTTTCAGTTCGTTGATTTCGCATGACAAATTCATAGTGTGTGGGTACTGGCCGCTTTCTTTCTCACTTATCTCCTTCTGAGAGTTTTGAGAATTAACTGTGGCTAGTGCTTGCTGTACAGCGCGGTAAAACGCTGCCGGATTCTTTGTCTTACTCTTAGTGAAGCCGAATGTTCCATACGGATCTGGGATGGCTCCATATCCCAGATATGCTGTTTCCATTGAATAGAAGTTGATTAGATTAAGTTTGGGCGCCACTTCCAACATCTTGTTTCGCCATCGTGTGAACTCTTGTTCTCCATAAAAGAAAAGATTTCGCAAGACGTCGTTACAATTGTTTTCCGTTGCCACAAAGTTATCGTCAGACTTCCGCGTCCAATTAAGCGTGCTAAAGTTGGCATTCATGTCAAACAAGGGTACATATTGGTCAAACAATATGCCGGTTGTTGTCTTCAAGAATACACAATCTTCAACACGCTGATAAGGGACCAATTCTCCCTTCTTGGACGCTGGTGTATACTTCTGGCCATAAGCCAAAAAGTATTCTGCTATTGTTATATTGTTGTACTGCTCTAAAAACGCGGTTGCTACACCCAGGAAATTGTCATCTCCTGTGTATTTCTCCCGCGTAAATTGTCTAAAGTATTGCAAGTCATTAAAGGGTGGGGATACTAAGGCTATCCAAGCCATCCTAAACAGTAAGGCATTAACCAAACTGTTGACTATAAGGGTCAGGTACCACCCGGATGGCATACATCCGAGTATGCGAACTATCACTGTAACCATGTCTGTGCCGAATCTCCACGATATTCGTAAATGTGGAAAAACGGCATGCAAAAACAGGATGAGTGTAGCCGCGCGGTCTTTATCGTTAAAACCGCTAACGTCGCTTATTATACGGTGGGCCATCAAGGCCAGGTGGGACTTAAAGCGTCCATCCCACTCTTCTTGATCACCGTCGAGCCCGAATTCTCCAACTTCGCGGGCTCTGACAATCATTTCATGCCACTCTCTTGAGCCGCGGTTAAGACCAATCGTTGAAAAGGTCTTTCCGCGGATGCGCTTGAGAAAAACGCCAAATCTTGCAAAGTATCTCTTATTCATTAAAAATGAAGTTAGAGATCCAGCGCAAAACACGCGTGTTTTACCAAGTGCAACTTTCTCAATAGGACGAGGTTCGTCTTTTAAAGTAGCAATGAAAGGATCACTGGGAATTTGTTGTTGTTGTATGAGTTTTTCCCAACTCTCATAATGGATTTTAGCTGTTGTTGACAGAGTCAGCTCTCCGGGTTCGCCGTCTATAACCAAACGCTTAGCTCCTCTCAATTTTGGATTGAGAGAGAAAGGATAACCTGATGAAGTGGATAAATCCACTGAATCAACTTCACTAGGTATTCCATTAAGCGCTTGGTCTATGGTAAGGGGTGTGAAATCATCACCGGCGAGATGTGATTTCAACTCTTCAGTAAGTGATTGTGTGGCATGTTCCGCCAAATGAATGGGGAATTGTTTTGTCGACAATCCATACTTGTTAAGAGCTTTGGCCATGGGGTCGATATCTCCTTTCTTACAAAGTAGAGCGGGAACAGTTGTATGCTCCCTAACCTTATCAAAGAGTTCTGATTTTCTCAGATCACTCTGCATAGGTCCTACAATGTGTTGATTGGAATAACCAACAAACATGGTCTTATTAAATCCCTTACCGTCTTCAAGCTGAACTTCCTCGTAAGGAAATTCTTCCTGAAGACTAGGCACAGTTTCAAAGTTTTTGAGAAGTCCTTCCAATTCCACCCTGTGCACGGTGTTAGCGAAAGACTTATTAGGGTCGGTTTTTGAGCCACTCTCATGTATTCCTACAATTTTGAGCGATCCATCTTGCGAGGCGAAGACTAGGTTTCCACAGTCTCCTTTGCCGTGAGTGTAATCATATTGAATATGACACACCCCCTCGTAAGTTGAACCATCATCGTCTCGAAAGACGTTAATGACTGTGCTTTTTCGAATGGTAGTACCGAAAACTACTAAATCGATATTGTGATTTCGACGGGTTACGTAGCCCGCCACGTCCTTCGTGACAGCTCTGTCACAGAAGTATTTGACTATATTTGAAAAAGGCTGAACGTAAGTCGGACATTCAACCAGGATGAGATCAACATCCGGAAATTCAAGAATTCTCGCATCTTTCACATCGAACTCGAACATTTGTGTGTCCGTAGCTCTATGTGTATGAAGCGATATTTTCTTGGCCTTCCGAATAAAGTGTTTTACTGTCAGGAATATCCGTCCAGAGACGAAAACTCCTGATACGTATCGCAGATTTTCATCTACAATAAGTATGTGATTATTCATCACCTTACGTAAAACTCCTTCATCATTGCTCTCACCCACTTCCTTCATCGTCGGGTGCTTCGCTATTCTAGTGAATAGCGGTGTCTTAGTACCGGATTTGGCCTGATGGCCTTCTCCGGATTCCGTGTCTGTGTCTGTGTGTCCAAGGACTACACGAGCCAGGGTATAACCTGCTGCAACGGCGCCAAGGACGCCGAGCAGGGCTGTTCCCCAGCCGTGTAGTTTTGAGTCTGTAAACTTAGCCAGTTGATGAGCAAATGCTACGATAGCAAATGCTGTAAAGAAGCCTGTTTGCTTTTCAGCAGTAGGCTTCTTTTTCTGTCTAAGTGCTGCGTCATACATCGCGAGAAAAGCTCCCTTCTCAACTCCTTGGGGTAGGAGTGCTTCAAAGAGCTCGTCGCGGGTCCGTTGTTCCAACATGTGTTTCTTATAGAGGTCTGCCAGAAGTTGTTGAATCTCTGGCAATGTGTATCTATTGTTGTCGTTGTCAGGTGCGTCCTTTCGGACGATAGGTCGTTGCGTGCCGTCTACGAGAGTTTCAAACACTTCGTACGTATTTCCAGGTTTCCATTTCGCATTCCAATTAATCACTATACCAAGTCGCCGTTGAAGGGCAACTTTGTCAGCGATCTGCTTGCAATGCGAGTAGTCCTTGAAATTCGAACAAAGTATTACAATGGGGGAGTCAAAAGATGTTCCTTTAACTCCAACATTGGGATCGTTGAGCGAGGCATATGGCGGTAGATAATCTGCATTAGATACTATCGACATAAGTTCGCCCATTGATTCATCGTCTACTTGGCTTCCAAAGTCATCATACAAGAAGATTTTGTGCTTTTCAGGCACATAACCATCAAAGTAATCTGACACTGGATTTCGAGTATACGACATCTCTCGTATTTCTTCCATAGTTCCTCCGGTAATTTTAGCGACCATTACTGGCCACGTTGAAGATTTACCGGAGCCGGGGGGTCCAAATAGCGTGATAACAAAAGGTATTGGCTTTGATCCACGCGTTCCAGGTTTCATTAGTGCCGTTGCATTGAGTCTAAATCCTGCATGGAGTCGGCGAACAAATTCATTTGCTTGATATTCAGCAGTGATGTAAATGTCCGCTTTCTTCCACAGGTCCATAAACAATGTATACTGCGCAGGGGATGCGCAGTTTTCTCCTTTAAGTAGTTCGAGGTAAGCTTGTATCATCTCGTATATCGGGGTACCGGGCGTCTTAGATTCGACGCCATATCGTTTTCTAGGGTCCGTTATCGTGAACAATTTGGTAAGCCAGGTAGGAAGCTTATCGAGTAAGTTATTAACTAACTCGTGTAAGTTTTTCCATCCTGACATCATAGCATTAAAGTCTTTTATCAAAGATAGGCCAGTTTTTGGTAGCCACTTTGAAAATTGAAATAATGCTTCTAACCAAAATGTTCCAGATTCCTTATCTGTATCTTCTGATGTAAGGTCGCTGCGCAAAGGATGCGTAGCACTGAATCTTATATTCGGCTTTTCTCTAGAAGCCGTAGAAACTGTTTCTTCTGCATCTTCCCAAATGTCGGGATAGTTTGCAGGATCTACGCGTTTTCGCGATTCTTCTCGCAACGTTGCGAGGTTTGCTGCTGCTCGTTGGGCATTTCTTACGGAAAGCTTCGCCATAGTTGAAAACATAGGCGGTTTTACGTAAGTAAAGCCATCAACTGAGGGGGGGGGGGGCGACGATGGTCGCCGTCTCTCCTTTCGGAGGTCCATCTCTCTCCATCCTGGTATTGATGATGTACAAAAACCAAGATATGAGAAGATGCGCTCAACCATTTGAGTAAGTCCCATCTGAGATACGATCATCCAAAAGACGAACATTCTCTCAATATGGGACTCAGTACGAATCAACAAATAGAAATGATAAATGAAAATCATGGGTCGCTCGACAAAACGAGCTAACATGGTTTCAAGTATATCTCTAAGTGAAGTCCATATCCAAATAATTGAGTTCTTAAGAGCTCGGTGAATCAGTGTTGCTGTTATCCAATCAATAATGCCCAACGTCATATCTTTCAATTTGACGAGGACAGTTTTGATCATATCGGTAACTGCTTCTCCGAACTCTTTTTGAGATTCTTCCTTCTCCTCCCCAATTTTCATGGGGATCAGATCTGGGAGTTTAGCCCACTGCTTAGTAGTGGCGGGCATAACCTTCGGCTTCTCTTTCAAAGCCACAATATCGAGGGCGCGCTCACGCGACCAAGATATTATTCTGTACCATTGAAGGCGACAGAATGTGCATCTACGAATGTCTCCTGGGAAAGTAGGATCTTCCAATATTTCCAGGACATTTCGTGTGCAATTGCCGCAATTCATACTTTCGTATTTCTTGCTGCACTTCTCTGTTGAACAATGACATATAGGTTCCAGATAAACTGGTTCCTTTGTGCCATCCAATCGGATGTTATTATGCTGGCGAACACTAGTGTATGCATTTCCGTGCGGACACTTGTGTTTACGAGTATAAGCAACCAATCGTTGTTCTCTTGAGGAATCTCCCACTTTAAGATCGAGAATGGGAGCCAAGTTTGCAGGTCTTTTAGCAAATTCTTTATATTTGGCAATTTTAGCTTCTACACGTTGTTGTGCATAGTAAGTATTGCCTCTTTTATGAGAATAAGTAGTTTGCTGCATAGCTTGTTGACGTAAATGTTCCACGTCTTGCTTGTGTTGTTGTTGCTGAGATTTAGCGAAAGCTCTTCGCTCGCGTCTAATCTTAGTTGTCACCGGTTCATAATTGATCTTCTTACCGGGAGCATACTTCATGGTTGTATGCGTACCTTTATTGATGTTTGCTTTTTGCGTTTGAGTGTTGTCAAATTCCATTATAAATAACTTGAACTATATTTAAATCAGTTTCCCAATGACGGGCATTTGATTGTAAATAGTACAAGGTGCTCTGCTGTTGCAGGTAATGGGGCAAAATGCTAATAGTTCTTGATGTTCTTCTGTTTGCTTCCGAACCACGGGAACTAAAACGGTGGCTCAGAATATATAAATAATAAAATAAATAAATAATGTTATATAAAATCTAATATTAACTTTAAATTAGTGTTCTACAAAGTAGACATTTAATTTTATGTAATATAGATAGCTCTG